TTTATTTAAGTGCCATTCTCTACAATGAAATTTTAAGCCAAGGTAATAGTGGTGGGATTACTCCGACAAGTCGAAGTAAACCTTCAGCAAAAAGTGCGAGAACAACCCAGCCAACACACATACTGATAATTCCAGCATTACGATTATGCTTTCGTATTGCATCGTCAATCATCTCCTGACATTCTTCTTTAGTAATATAATCTGGTCGTTTACCGAATAACATTATTTTTCTTTGTCTAGAGTCTCAAGTGTTTTTAATCTTTCTTCCCAAGTAACTCCACCCTCTTCACCTTTTTTAGGATTAATGCAAGTTTGATCTCCATATTTATTACACACTAAACCTGCAAGATTCAGTTCACTGCCCTCATTGGCAGTTCCTCTCCAGATATGTTTTTGATTAATCCAAACAGCACCACATTTTGGGCATTCTTTTCTGCTAAGTGACAGATCAGACAGCTCTTTATCGGCCATTTTTTAATTCCTTTATTAGTTTTGAATAATGGTCAGTATCCTTAACAAGTTGTTTCCTAATTTTTCTACTTAAAATGATTATCTTAATTCTAACGATAGCATATCTCAATTGCAATTCTAGATAAGTAAATAATCTCAGTGTTGATTCATATCCACCATAACATACTAAACAAATTAATACGAATAGTGTAAAATAAAAACCAACAAGAGATGTAGGAACCTTCATTTGAATACTAAACAGAGTATGTATCAATAGGATACATAACCATTCTATGTATATGCAGTATTCTTGTCAACATGATATAATGTATGGAAGTGTTGACTTACAATGAATTTAATCGACAAATATTTATATAATTTGGGGCACCATTATAATGAAGAATTATTTGAACCTGGTGAAAAACTTCAAATTAAAATTCCATTCGTTTTTGACGATAGGCAAATAAATTTGTGCCCTTTCATTGTTCCATTCTATAGTAAAAAAAGTTATCTTAATGTGGAATTAAAAGATTCTATACGTTTAGGTTTATCCGATAAAGATATCAATATTAGAATGCAGAATCTAATCAAAAATATTAAATACGAAAACCCAGGAAGACTTGGTGAGATGGGATGGGAAGCAGACTACATTACAGATCCAAATCTTTTTACACCTTCAGAACGAGGAAGAATTTTAATTTCGGGGTTTAAAAAATTTCGCAAACTTATTTTAAAAGGAGAATGGTTGGGAGGAATTCATACTCAACCAGGAGACATTATTGTCTCCCACCCTCTAGGCATCAAATTTGATATGGGTTTCACTGATGAATCAAAACAAGAAGGATCACATCACAGGAGTATTCTGTCCAAAAAAGTATTTAAGTTTGGAGAAGTTAAGGAAGATGGTATGCAATATGCAGTCATAGGAGATGACTTAGATATGCATCCTATTTAATTTCAAAATTTATCTTACGAATCTTTCTCTTACTACGATTCTCCCGCCAGACTTTATCTTCTTGAGATATTGGATCTGGTTTTTTATTGTCAGTATTTGATTGTATAATTACAATCTTACTCAGGTCATTTGCAGATATTACATCTCCCCTAAGAGTTGCCATATTAGGGCACCCACAACACACTGTTTTTATTACATGGGAACACAATTCCATGTTGCACTCTTTACAACGTATTTTCATAATACTTTACCTTATAAATGCTCGAAGAGGGGATCGAACCCCCGACAATCTCCGTGTAAAGGAGGTGCTCTACCGCTGAGCTATTCGAGCGAACTCCTCCACCTGGACTCGAACCAGGGACAGGGTGATTAACAGTCACCTGCTCTACCAACTGAGCTATAGAGGATTGAGTTTTTCTTCCTTCTTTGTTTTGAAGTAGAGTTTGTAATACTTACTTTTTATTTCTTCTATTACTTTCATGTCTTTTTCAAATCCCATATATTTAAGATTTTGATAAGACCCTTCTAAATCACTAATGAGAAGAAGAATGTTAATCGAATTTGGTTTACGACCACCAAAATCATACTCTGTCAGTGACTTAATCATAATATACCACTATGGATTGTCCTTGTCAATACCCAATTCTTTTAGATAATCTATCCACCAGTCTGGATCTCTTTTTTGTTTCCAATCAGGAACTGGTAAGTTATGAAGCGAATACCACTCGTTAATCGCTTCATTGATAATCTGTGCGATCTCCAAATTCTTCTTCCTCTTTGTCAACATCTGCATATGCATCTGCCACATATGGTCCTCGTTTTCGTAGAGGTTCTTTTCCGACATAAGAGTTTTCTGAATTTACTGCAGATACCCACACCGCGAGTTTCATTACTATAAAAATAATAACCAGTGGTGTAAAGCAACCGATTAAAATTACTGGATTCATCACCTTCAAACGAAGTAATATTATTTAGAGCAGATCATCTCTGTTAACTTCAATATCAAAGCATAAACAGTATCTAGGAGTAGTAAGAGTATTGTGTACCATATGTGGCGTTCTTCCCCAAAAGAAATGATATCTATTAGGAAGAAAATCTTCAGTTAAAACTCCACTATCTTTAGTATCTAACGATATAGTACATACTTCATTATTTTGAGGATTAACATCTATTCCCCATAGACCCCTTATAACAGCATAGTCTGGATGTTCTGGATCAGTATCCACATGCCAAGGAATAGATTTACCAGGATGTAAAACACTAATCCCAACTCTCTTAAAAATACCAGATTCATATGCCAACTTAAACAAGTTAGGCATCTTTACAGCATTTTGTGAATAGATAATTCCTTTCTCTGGATCAGCATAACATGCCTGATCATACACCACTTCAGCTTTGGCAATATGATCATAACCTTCATTAGGGTCATATTGCCCATAAAGAGCAGCAACTTGCCAACCTGCGTATGGATTTTTCTCTATACTAGTGTATTGATTGTCACTATTCCAATTTGTCCAAACCAATCCATCTTTAACAGATCTAAACTCATCACGAATCAATTCATAATTAAGTCTGAGCAAATTAAGTGCAGGATTAATTTCTTCTTCTGTAAAGAATTTTCCCATGACTACATGGTAGATATATTCTTTATCGGGTAAAGGGTATAACATAGTTTATTATTTAAGCGACTCAGGTTGGACTTGAACCAACGACCGACTGCTTAGAAGGCAGTTGCTCTATCCAACTGAGCTACTGAGTCATGTGTTAATTATATCAGTCGCTCTTCTCTTCGTCAACCACCTCTTCACCACTTTCTTTTCTAATTACAATTTCATTCTTTTTTGATAGTTTCCTAATATGTTCAATAGGGGATCCAATATAATTGGCAAACCCATCAAGGTCATTATGACCCCAATCGTTAAGTGCGTCTGTAGGTACTCCGCTCATTGTTCAGTCTCCTATAAAGTTAATCTACTACTTACGACAATACAAGTTTCTTTGCATAGTTCCAAGCATAAACCTCTCGGTTGCCTTTGATACCCCATCCCAACCATGTATATGCAGGTCGCATATAATAAGAAATACTTTGATCATGCCCCTCAAATATAGGAAGAACACGTTGGAAGATAGGTTCGTTAATCATCCAGCGAGTCTGACCTTCCAGACTACTGGGATCGCACACGTATTTAGCACAGAAGTTTCCAAGTCCTTTGTAGCGACCAATAGAAGTCCATTGAATCAAACCATATCCACCAGACTTACATTCAGTATATGAGACGCGAGCACCACCCTCACAGATGTTGGAGATGAACTTACTCTCTTGCTTGATGTTACCCATGATCGTAGCAAGCGCATTGCGATCAAAGATTTTTGTATGCTCCTGAAGTTGTGAGAGGACATACTGTTCTTCTGGAGTGCAGTCTTCACACTTCCACGTAGGTTCATACTGAACTACTGGTACTTCTACAGGAGGAGGTGTGGGTATGGAGCTCCCAGAGACTGCCAACATTGAGGCAATAACAAAGAAATTCATAACCTTAGTCATGTAAACATCATGAGTGTATCAAGAAGATTTGGGTTTGTCAATAGCAGATACGACAGGTGGTTCATCTTGCTTCTTTTTAGTAGAAGAGTTACCGCCACCAGCTTTAGCAGGACTCAATCCAAAAGCAGCTAAAGATCCAGAAAAAACTGAAGCTATAAAAGTGGGATCAAAATCAAGAATCTTTTGTCCGTTTGGAAGTCTAACGTAGGAAAATGTGAGCAAAGAAGCAGACCAAATAAGTACAACGACTTTCACTAAATTACCAAGAACTTCACTTTTATCATCATCGTCTTGCTTCTCTACTTTGGTCTTATTATCGGCCATGTGTAGAAAACAACGCTCTAATATTTAGGTTGCAAACTATCCACAGTTACCTTAGTGTTGTTGATCTGATTATACTTAGTGCAGAGATCTTCACTCGATAAGTTCTCCCAATAACGGTACGTACTTTTAAGTTGGTTGGTATAATCACATCCACGCACACACGTTCTCATTTCTTCTGCAACGATGGTTTTGATTAGAGAATCCCTAGTTAAATTAGACATACGGAATTGTAGGTAGCCAACAAGAAGTCACAAAATATAACACAAGTAGTAATAGGCATCAAGAAACTTCTTTTGGATGGTCCCATATTAAATGGGATTTTATTATTTATGTGTCAATACTTCTCAATTGACATGATTTCAATGTCACCTCCCTGCTCATCATCATCAAACCATTCATCAAATTCACTAGCAATAGCAATAGCATTTTTGATATCCTCAGTACTGGAATCTGATGAGGTCATGATCTCACTGACCCTATCCATTGCCCAAGTGTTGACCTTGGATACAATTTCTTCAGTCGTCATCTCTGCCATAATAGTCCTTTCGGTAGTACCTGCTGAGGATGTTGCTATTGTAGTAGGCGGGAGTTCCGTCGTCAAGTGATTCGATGAGGACATTGTTCCCGAAGAGTTGTCTGGTTTCTTCAAAATTAGTTTTGCCCTTCGTTTTATGAAGGCTGATGATAGATCTACTAAAATTCTGTTTGCCAAATTTGACAACATCTTCTTTAAGTTCTGGACAAGATCCATAATACTTTTTCCAATCCGATACTTGTTTTACTTTGCGCTTTTTTCCCTTCGGTGTTCTAAAGGACCAAAAATACTTTCTCCCAATGTACTGTCGTTGGTTGGTGAGATTGGTAATGTTATAAACAAAACCAAAGTAGTCCAGAACATCGTCAGAAGTAAAAGGTCTCTCCAAATAGATCCATGGGTTTTCATAGTCTACCATCTATATCATCCACTTTAGCATATTTAGATAAAAAAAGACCCCCTTTCGGAGGTCTCTCAACAACCAATTAAATTCAAGAATCTTCTAAGATTGTCTGAATGTCCTCATGAGAGAGATTGACCATCACAGATTCCGCTTCTTCTAAAGTCTCAACATGACCTTCCATGTAGAGATACTTAAGAACGAGATCATAATTAGTCTCTTCACCCATTCTGGTAGCAACTCCACCCGCCTTATCAGCAACCTTACGTGCCGCTTTACCAACTGCACCTTTTACATTGCGCTTTGCCTGAGAAATTCTATTTTTAATAGATTGCTTTGCTTTATTCTTAGCATCAGATACCTTATCCTTAGCAGATTTTGCAGCAGCATAACCAGAGACTGCAGCAGATGCTGCTTTCTGCTTGATCGCCTTCTTAGCAGAACTTGCAGCATCCTTTGCTGCTTTACCTGCCATTACACCAGCACCTACAGCAGCTGCTGCACCACTCTTCGCTGCGCTTCCCGCTGCCTTAGCAGCAGACTTTGCCTTGTCACCTGCTTCTGCTGCTTTTGCCTTTGCCTTTGCTTTAATCGCTGACTTCGCCTTGTCTCTTACAGACTTGTAACCAGTCATAGTCTGATTGTAAGACAGGTCTTGTCCCTTCTTACCCTTCAGTTTAGTTCCAGTTGCCTTTAGAGCACCCATGGCGACCTTAGACTTTGCCTTATTAACTTTATTGGATGCAGTAGTCTTTACAGTATTAACAGCACTCGTTACCTTTTCCTTTCTTGCCTTTTGTCTGGCAATCTTCTGAGCACCCTTCATGCGAGAAAGTCTAGATGCTGCTGCCATCTTACTTCCAGATCCAGAAGTTACCTTAGAACCACCACCAGTACGATCAGAATCAGAAGTTACTCTCGCTTCAATCAATTCTTCATACGCTTCAACAATCTGATCTTCAGTCAGACCTTCGTCGAGAAGTTCAAGAACAACTTCTTCTAAGAGGTCTTCATCAACCAAAGCATCAAGTTCAGATTCATACTCTTCATCAATTAATTCAAGTTCTTCAGTCTCTTCAGATAGGTTCTGAGGGGCAGACTTATAAATGCTTGTATATTCCTCTTTGAGCGTTCTAAAATCCATGACGGGAAAAAATACTTTTAGATAATATTATTTATTATTTTTTCTCTTCCAATCATATCTCATTGCTTGAAGTGCCCAAGCATCTGTAAGTTTATGAGGACCTTCCTCAAGCAATCTCCTTTGAAAAGGATTGAGTTGGGTCCCCATCATTTCTAGATACTCAACTCTCCAATCAGAGTTGGAATCCTGAGAAGGTATCTTTTTTAACATCTTGTTTAATTCCACCAACAACATAAGATTCTACTTCAGTTTCTTGAGGTGCAACTTGAAGTCCCTTGGAAGATATCCAATGCTCTGTCCAGGGCAAAGGATTATTTTTAGCAGCAATATCATATACTGGATTCAATCCAATTCCCTTAAGGCGACGATTAGCAACCCATTCAACATACTGCTGAAGAAGTTTATCATTCAATCCAATCATACTACCATCTTTAAATAGATAATCTGCCCATTTCTTCTCCTCATTTACTGCCCTATCAAACATTTGGTAGGTCCACTCTTCTTCCTCTTTCATGATCTGTTTCATTTCAGGATCATCACCCTTCTTCCATTTATTCAGAATGTTTTGGGTAATGGCGAGGTGTTGATTCTCATCTCTTGCAATAAGGGAGATGATCTTAGCGGAACCCTCCATAAGCTTAAGTTCACCGAAGGCGAAACTACAAGCAAAAGAAACATAAAAACGAATACCTTCCAATATGTTGACATTAGCAACTGCTCTATAAAGTTTACGCTTTACTTCGCGACGATCATATTGTCCAGCAACATGTCCCTCGGTAGCGAGTTCCCACATAGTGCCATTATCATACTGATGAGCACCATTGATAAAGTCATCATATGACTCTGTAACGCTTGCAGCACGTTCTAGAATGCGTTTATCGGTGACAATCTTATCAAATACCTCAGAAGGATCTGAATAAATGTTCTTGATAATGTATGTGTAAGAACGACTATGGATCATCTCCATAAATCCCCAGACCTCCATACATGCTTCTAGTTCGGGTAAACTGCAATAAGGTATAAAAGCCATCCCAGGACCACGCCCTTGTATGGAGTCAAGCATAATCTGATACTTGAGGTTGCTTGTATAGATATGCTTTTGTTCTGGACGAAGTGTTTGATAATCTCCACGATCTTTCTGTAATGAAACTTCTTCTGGTCTCCAAAAATAACCAAGTTGTTGGGTTGTTAGTTTGTCAAAAATTGGATACTTATAAGAATCATATCTCTGAATTCCTAAAGGTTTACCAAAAAACATTGGTTGTTTTTTATAATTTACCTGATCAGTATTAAATACTGTTACACCTTTTACAGATGTTCCCATAGAACCAAGATTAGAATCTACGAAGTCGTATTGCATTTTTGTGATTTCTCCAGTGTTTTATGTATTAATATTTAAATTTTGCAACTCTCACAATCTTCTTCTACATTCTCTAAATCTGCAATTAAAGATTCCAAAGAAGATTTGTCTTCAACTTCATCAGACTTTAGATCATTAGTATTTTGATAATACGAAGTTTTCCATCCATATTTGTATGTAGTTAAGAAGTCATTCGCCATCACAGATACTGGAATCTCATTTTCTGGATAATGTTCTGGATTATAACTCCAGTTCCCACTAATCGCCTGATCAAAGAACTTCTGCATTACTGCAACAATATTAATATAACCTCTATTGTTGGGCATATCCCACAAAAGAGTATAACTATTCTTTAACGAAGTGTATGATGGAACAATCTGCTTAAGAGGTCCTTTCTTTGATTTTTTAATGGACAGGTATCCTCTAGGAGGTTCGATTCCATTGGTTGCGTTTGACACAACGGAACTGCTTTCTGATGGCATTTGTGCGGACAGTGTTGAGTGCCGTAAACCGTGAGTGGTGATAGATGTCCTAAGAGTTTCCCAATCATGCTGATAGTTGGTAGAAGAGATGTCGTCCACATCCTGCTTGTATGTATCTATGGGTAAAATTCCATCTGCATATTTTGTTCGTGGGAAACCTTCACAAGCACCCTTCTCTTTTGCAATTTCATTGGATGACTTGAGAAGGAAGTATTGGAAAGACTCAGACAAACCATGAACAGCATCCCATGCTTCTTGTGAGTCATATGAGTATCCAAGTTTAGCAAGATAATGCGCGAGACCAATAAACCCTACTCCAAGGGATCTACGTGCCTTTGTAGCAAGTTCTGCTGCAAGGATAGGATACTTCTGATAGTCAATCAATTCCTCTAGTCCACGGACAGATAAATCACATAACTCTTCCAATTCATTATCAGACTTAACCTTACCAACATTGATTGCAGAAAGAATGCAGAGAGCAATTTCTCCTTGACCATCAATGTGCTGAAGAGGATCTGTTGGGAGAGTAATCTCTTGACAAAGATTAGACATACTCACTTTATCTTTAAAGGATGAATGACTATTGCAGTGATCAATATTCATAATGTAAATACGACCTGTCTCTGCCCTCTCCTTCAGGAGATCCATAATGAGTTTTTGAGCACCGATAGTCTTTCTTGGAACAGCATCATTGAGTTCATGCATCCGATATAGAGTGTCAAAGTCATCAGTACCAAAAGCATCATAGAGACCTGGTACGTCATGCGGTGAGAATAAGCTAATTTCTCCATTCTGGATGAAACGCTCGTAGAAAATCTTTGAAATTTGGATTGAGTAGTCAAGTTTGCGTACCCGATTGTCTTCTGTGCCTTTGTTGTTCTTGAGAACTAGGATGTCTTCGATTTCTTGGTGCCAGATTGGGAAGTGTACTGTAGCCGATCCACCGCGAATGCCATTCTGAGTACAACATCTGACAGTGCTTTCAAATTTTTTGAGGAATGGAACAACACCTGTGTGCTGTACTTCTCCCCCTCGGATCTTAGCGTTGATGCCACGGATTCTGCCTGCGTTGATACCGATTCCCGCACGTTGAGCAACGTAGCGGCCAATCGCCATGTCACTAGAAAAGATGCTATCGAGGGTGTCATCAACATCAACAAGAACACAGCTAGCAAATTGTCGAAGTGGAGTTCGCACCCCTGCCATGATAGGTGTGGGAATGTTGATTTTGTGCTTGCTGATTGCGTTGTAGTATCTTCGGACATAATCGAGTCTGGTATCTGTAGGATAATCTTGAAAAATAGTCAATGCAATCATGATGTACATGAACTGGGGAGTCTCATAGACTTCTCCACTGCTCCTGTCTTGCACAAGATATTTATCTACTACTTGCCTTAAACCAGCATATGTAAACAAGAAATCACGATCATGATCAACAAACGATTCTACTTTCAACAATTCTTCTGAATTATACTTATCAAAAACTTCCGAGTCATACACACCAGAATCAACCAACTTTCTAACATGATTAGAAAGTTTAGGAAGATCTCTCATACGTCCAAACACTTGCTTACGTACAGCAAATAAAAGAAGTCTTGCTGCTACAAATTGATAATTGGGATGATCAAGATCAATCAAATCAGAAGCAGAACGAATTAAAATTTCTTGAATTTCTTCAGTGCTAATACCATCATAAAATTGAATACCAGACTGAATCTCAACTTGACTAGCAGAGACCCCTGCAAGGTCCTTACACGCCTCTTCAACCATGATGTGCATCTTGTCTAGGTCAATTGGTTCAATTCGACCAGAGCGTTTGACTACCTTAATACCGTTGCTCATATTCTCTTCCAATTTGTGAATTTTAATTTAGCTTCTAAGCCTTTGTATACGTTTGATTCTACCAGAGACTGCACGTCAAGTCCAGCAAGAACCATATCATTAATATCCTTCTCACCAATATTTGTTGGCCAAATAACTACCCTCTCACCGTTGTTGATGTTACGTTCGATTCTGGATAAGATTTCTCTATTGCGTGGTTCGTTATCATAGATCCACACAGGATCGCTAATCCCCCAACGACTAACATCAGCATCAGCTCCGCACATAGCAATCGCATTGCGAATGAACGAACTGTCAAATGGTCCTTCAGTAACATAGACGGTATCTTTTGTTGTGATGTTGTCAAGTCCATAAATCTTTGGTGCATTTTCATCTAACATAATGGTTATATATTTAATCTTGCTCGGACCAAGTGCTCTGCCTTGATACCCAACTAGATTATTCTCATATATGATAGGAATAATTATCCTAGGTTCATCATATGAAACGTTGTCAAAAGTCTGTATTAACGTGTTAGTCCAAACTTTAAACTTATCAGTATAATAAAATTTATCAGATTCAATTTTTCTAGATTCCAAATATTTTTTAGCATCAGCATTTGCTGATGCTTTAGGCAAGTTAACACCAACCTTCTTTTTAAATACTGGTTTTTTAAAATTAAATTCTGGTTCTTTTACAACAGAACCACGTTTACCCGTATGACCTTCTTTAAATTTTTCAAGAGCATACTCTTTTTGTAGTGCCTGATCTACTTGTTTTAAAAAATTATTAAAAGAGAGACTAACACCACAGTTGTGGCACTTATAATTGGTATTATTCTTAACAGCATATAAATACCCTCTTGCTTTATTTCTACTCTTCTCAGAATCTCCACAGAGAGGACATCTAAAATTATAAAGATTGGGTTTTACCCTCTTAAATTTTGGTAGTCTGTTGGATAGCAGATTAATATATCTGGCGTCAACAAAATCCATAATAAGAAGTTCTTAGGTTTTTATACTAGCATTCCCAGAAACGACTGTCAACATCAATATCCCACAAGCAGACAGTCATCATACTGGTCCACATGTAAACAGAGTTAGAAAGTTTTTGCAGGTAATACAGAGAATCTTTATGTCTTTCCATGGTTTTCAAATAAACCATGATTATTTATTTTACAATTTGAGTTGGTATTGCTGCAACTTTATCCATTATAGGCGGAAGCACTTGTAGCACTGTCACAAGTGTCGTCAAAACCGCAGTGGTAGCAATAACGAATTTAGTATTGCTCTCTACTTTTTTTTGAATCTTAGTAATCCTATCTTGAACTAGTTCATATTCCTTATCATGCCTTTCCTTCATCTCCTCAAGCATACCGATGATGAGTTTATCGGCACGTTCAGATTCATCCAAACGATTTTCGTGGCGCTCCAAGATTACAGCAACTCTGTTGCTGTTTTCTGAGATTGTTCCTACTGCTCTTTCGAGCTTGTCAAGCATCTCTTTGGAGAGATCTTCATAAATATCAAGTTTTGATTCTAAAACTGCTAATCTACCAAGACCAAATGCCATTGACTACAACCAATTTTTTCTAGTGTTCCTTTGAAATATATAACGTTTTTTCTTTCTAACCTTTACTGGTGGATCATCACCTGCTTGAGAAGATCCAGCAATTTGCCCATTCCCCATTGCCATAGTAGGGGCACCCTCTTCTTTAAGCATTTTTATAATAGTAATAACTTTATCAAGAGGATTCATTTTTGTAAACCTTCCGTAACTCTGCTAGACAATCAATATCAATTTTTATATCATGCATATATGTTTTCGGATATTCGGGAAGTCTATTTAAAAAGACTACAAATGTCTTCATGACATCCCATAAATCCCTTTCAATTTTATAAAAAAGCATTGGCGTTGCTGCCTCACCAAAAATATTATAAAGAACTATAAAATGATTTATCAATAAGTGAGTCTTTAATTGACCCGTATTTCGATATCTTTTTAACAATCTTTTAATATATTTAAAATGATTTAAATCTTTATCAAAGTCGTCTTTTGTTACCGCTTGAGGATTCTCATAATTCTTTATTGCAAAAAGAAGGAAGTTATCCTCATTCAACTCATTAAAATGCATAACCTAATTCATCTAATCAATCTAGTGGGTTGGTATCATAAACAGGAGTGTTACCAGTTGTAATGCCAGACATTGCAACAAGAACTTCCTTCTTAACTCTTAACTCACCATGTTGGTCCATGTAAGTTGTAACACCTACCCAACCACCATGATCTACTGCATATTGTGTCGTTGTAGTTCCTTCAACACCGCCTTCTGCGATACCATACATGACTTTATCTGATACACCAGAAGATCCTTCACTAAAAGTAGAATCTCCAACAGAGTAAGTAGGACACTGAGAAACATTAAATGAAGTCTCAGCAATCGCAACTCCAGAAAGTCCAGAAGTAGATGCAATGGTCAATTGAATGGTGCTTGCGATGCTCACAATAACAGCATCCCCCATATATACACCACTGCGATCACCAAAGCGAATCACATCACCTTCCTGGGCGCTACCTGCAGCACCAAAAGCGGTGCCAGATCCCGTGCAAATACCAGTGTTGTAATTGAGACTAATCAAACCTGCAGAGGTTACGTTATCACTATTTCCCCAGAGTGCCATGTCTTACTGTCCGTAAAATTCAGTTACCTTTTTTTATTTATAAAAACAATCCTGTACAAAGGGAGAGATATCTCTCCCTCTGAGATCATTCAGCGGGATCTTGATCCCTCGATTTAATCGCGGATGTAACAACTTCTAATAGTTGATCATCCATATCAGTCTTAGTAAGCTTAACTGCTTTACTAAGAATAATTAAACAAATATCAATTAGTTTCTCACCAAGTTCCTCATTTTCAGGAATCTTAGAAACTGCATCTGCAATAATTTTAGATGCTAGTGGAAGAAGAAATGCTAACATAATACCCTCAGTCTACCGTACAGTAGTATATAGTAAAGTTTATTATTATTTAATCAAATCTAGAACCAATTGGAGGTTTAGGTGCTCTCTTACGAGCAAGTTCCCCCTTGATTCTTTGAGCAGGAGTTATTGGTTGATTAAATTTGGGTTTATCACCTTTAACTTTCTTCTTGCCCCTGATTGGAACTGCATTACCCCGAGAAGACAATGCACCGCCAGACTTTCTAATCATGCTTTGCACCGATTTGAATGCCTTGCTAGGTTCATTGCCACCCCTCTCGGATGGTTTGCCAGTCTTAAAATCTTTACCCTTCTCCTTAGCATAACGAGTACGCTCATCAAGTTCAGTCTCTTCACCAACCTCTTGTTTAATCTCACGCTTTAATGCTTCTCTATCAGCAGCATCCTTCTTCTTCTTATTAATAGCAGCGGTCTGATCTAAGGACAACTGATTTCTAGCATTTTGTGCTTGAATTCTTTCTGTATCCTGTTGCTTTGCTGAAAGAGAAGAACTAGAGTCTACTGCTTCAGCACTAATCTTTTTTACAGAATCACTCTCCTTCATATGATCAGCAGCCTTATACAAGGATTGTCCCTTCTTATTCTTAAGACCTTTTAGGTAGTTCTGATATGCTTTAGTGTTACCCCTCTTATCAGCATTAGTAACAGTCATGCGGGTATCTTTTGGTTCTGCCTTTTTATCAGGAGTACCACCATATACTGCCTCATCAACCTCTTCAATACCAAGAACTTCACCACCAAGTTTACCAATACCCTCTTTGAGTTCTGGATTAATATTAATTACATTATTTACTTTCTTACCTTCCTTAACTTTTTTTTCTTTATCCTGCCCAACAACTTCAACCACAGTATCTTCGGAAAGACCAAGTTCAGTCTTCCAATTAGAGAAGGACTCTTGAGTTTTTCCCTTCTTCTTTTTCATCGCTGCTTTAATCGCCTTATCTTTGACGCCAGCGTATTCATGCTTATCTGGTTCCTTAGTTCCATCACCATCAAGATCACCTTTAGTGTTCTTGTTCTCTCCTGGTTTTAACTTATACTTGCCTTCATAAGGTTCACCATGAGAGGTTGGAGTAACTGATTGAATCTGTGGATTATCGCGAAGTTCTTTTTTCTTCGTAGTATTAGCAAAACGAACATAACCTTTTTGGTCACCATATCCCTTTTTAGGGGTAACGCGAACCATTTCTTTATCACCCTTTCTTACTTCCTGAATGCTATCACCTTCATTTTCCACTTCCTCTTTTTTATCTCCACCACTAAAAAGCATAGCTTTTGCAGCATCCTTCACGGGAGCAGAAGCACTAGAGTTTGACAATGCTTGACTAAATGCCCTCTCAAGAGGAATACCTTCTCGTCTTGCTTTATATCTTGTATCATAAGCAAGTTGTCTAGCTGCTTTCTTTACACCTTCTTCTCCACCACCAGATTCCTTCTTAGCATCGTCCGCCGATGCACTAGGAGAAGGAGATGATTTGTCCAACTGAGGTTTAATTTTTGCGTCCATCTCCACCAAATAAACCTGGTGCAGATCAGAGACAACATGCTTAAGGTTTGCCATTACTCTAGTACTTCTTTTTTGCCTTGTATTTATTTATGAAATTTTGTATTTTCTTCGTTCCAGTTAGCTTCATAACATATTCTCTATGAGCATCAGTCCCAACCAATCTTTGATCTGCAGGTACACCAGATTGATCTGTCCACTCCCGAAGATCTCGAATCCAAGATTTAAACATCTCATCATCTTCAGTAACACAAATCAAATAGTTAGTTCCTCTACGAACAATTTTACCAATTTGATTTGTTCTTATATTTTCAACATAAGTTCCTTCACAGAATATCTTACCTTGAATATATTTTTCTCTCAATTTTTTTTCATCAGACCTACTGATAGACTCAGTTTCAGTAGTTACACTATTTTTAGATTTAGGGCGTCTGGTCTGAGTTGAAACGGGTCTTTGATTTGCAAGTGTCCTCTTTTGTGGAGGATCTTGATCGCCCAGAACTTGATTCTGATTATAAAATTTTAACCTACCACCAACATTCTTGGCAATAAATTCTCCAGTCTTTTTGTCATGATATCCACCATGACCATCAGGTACTAAACCAAGTCTCCTACCCGTCACAGAGGCAAGAGAATTAGACTCTTTCATAAATTGTGAAAAGTCTTTCATAGGTGTTACGATATACAAATATTTATAAGTTTTCCCAATCAAGTAAGGCGAGATAAGTCTTCTTGAAGTTTCATATTCACATAGTCATCAATAGATTTGAATCTAAGTTTTCTCAAAACTTTTGTGACCAACTCCTTTTCCAATGGAATATTAAGTCTAGTCTGATAATTTGGTTTGCTCATGACTATAAAATTGCTGTTCCACTATATTTAGTACTATCAAGATAATCTATACATACAACTGCTCTAGGTGTGTTCATCATATTCTCAACTCTATGTTCTGTCTCAGGATGAAAAATATAAAACTCTTTATCTTTAAATTCTCTCTCAACAATATTTCCTTGATTATCCTTCAACTGTATGACCGACTTTTGATCGCCACATTCCAAACCCCACATAATTCTATACAACTTTACTCCTGGTATATAATCGCTGTCAATATGCCATTCCAAAGATTGCATAGGATCTAAAACATTAATAGCACATACTGTAGTCATGCCAATTTGTGCTAACACTTCAGTAAGGACTGGTAGTAATTGTGTATTCAAATAATATAAATTATTTTCAGCAAAAAGTGGAGCGATATGCCATCCAGACTTACCCTCCACTCTACGTTTACCAGAGAAGTAACTTTCATATCCTATTGGATATCCACTCCCAGTATCTTTTATATGTTTTGCCTGCTCTTCAGTAAAATCCCTAAACTCAAGACCATTAAAATTATCCCTATATTCAGTTTGAATACTATCAAAATAAGTATTCAATAAAATAAGTTTATTGGAAATATTTTGATAGTCAATGAACATTAGACATCTCCTTGCTCACGATTCTCAGAACGATCAATACTAAAAGAACCTTCAGGATAACGAGAACTAAGTTTATCAAAATTCATTTGAATAACTTCATCAATACTAATATCAAGAGCCATACATGCTTGAGCAAGATACCACATAATGTCACCAAGTTCACGCTTCATATGAAAGATATTTTCTTCAGTGTATGGTTTTCCCTGAAAGACAATTTTCTTTACAACCTCAGTAAACTCACCTGCTTCTGCAGAGAGTCCAAATGCTGCTGTCATCATTTGAGTAACGTTAGCACCACTTGCTTCTAGTTCACTTAAACGAGAAGCGAGAACATGATAATCCAAACTAGGAGCACTAGTAGTCTCCTTTACAAAGTCAACGTACTTTTGAGTATCAATGTTAGACATAGTTTAAAAATTGTTTTTAATATTTTACTTTAGATTAATGCAATTGTCTACTTACCTTTGGAATCATGTTCCGATTTACCTCTGGTATTGCCGTAGTAAATAACTTCTAATGGTTCATCGTTAGGTGCTTTAAACTTTCTCCATGGATCAACAATAACACTACCGAATGGGAAGTCACAATATACTTCATCACCAGTGTTTTGATCTTCCCAATACCTATAAGTAGTACTCACGCTATGGGCAAGTAAAAAGATTGCTGGACCACTCCACTTATCTCCAGTATATGGATCAACATATCTAACTTTTTCTCCAAGTTGTTCAATATAATGACCAACTAAAAGACTATAACTACCATCAACATAAGATACTTTTGGTTTATATGCCTTACCATGAATAACGATAGGAGTTCTACAAGTATCAGAAAGTTTAACTAAAAACTCAGCAAGATTTTTTGCTTGCTGCTCCCTAGATTTCATTACAGATTCAAAGATATCATAACCAAGATCAAGTTTCTGAGACAAATATCTGAGGGCAATATTATCTCTGGGATGACAAGCACCACCATCACCCATCCCAGCCTTCATATATGCTGGACTTATGATCCTAGTAGAAGCACTAGTTAAAGCATCGGTAACAATATCAACATCAATATTACCCTGCCTCTCTGCAACATCTTGTATCATGTTAACAAAAGATATCTTTGTACTTATAAAAGTATTATAAAAAACCTTTATACATTCTACTTCCTCATATGTTCCGAGAACCCACTTACTCAAAAACTGAGGATCTTTTTCACTTTTATTAACACCAGGTTTAATAATGTCAGTACAACTCAAATAAAATTTAATTAAGGTCCTAAGTTCTGGACTGCCTAAAGTGAGACCATTCTCAGTTCCTACCATAATCATTTCAGGATTCTTAAAATCCTCTTTAACAGTACCCATAGCGATAAGATATGGGTTATAAACAAGAGAACAATTTTGAACCAAAGGCAATAATTGTTCTCTCACAGTTCCAGGAAGAACTGTAGAAATAAGAACTACCTGTTGATGTGAAGATGCATACTGATTAATTTCTGATAAGACTTTCTTTACAATACTATAATCAAAATCTTTTGGTTCCAAATGCATAGAGGGAGAACTACCCCCATACTCTTCTTCATGTGGGGTAGGGACTGCAACAAATACTATTGACGATTTTTGTACAACAGTTTTAATGCTTTTGTAATACTTCCTAAATCCACCACCTTCAGTTTTTCCAGAGGATATATTTTTTCCACCAGCAATATCATAGGCAAAAACTTCATGTCCAGCATCAGCAAATACTTCAGAAACAGGACCACCCAATTTACCTGTACCAATAATTCCTACTTTCATCCTCTCTCCAAATCTAAAGTTACGCAGTGAAATCCACCACTTAAAGTTCTTTGGTGCCTCATAGGAAGCATAGCACATTCTATGCCATAAGTTTCCAAAATTTGTCTGGTTGGATGTTGATTTTCTTCAAGAGCAACCAGATCTGGTGATATGCTGAACAAATTCATATTACACCACTCTGATGCATTATTATATCCTGGATAATAACCAATGTCAATTGGATCTGGTGCTCTAATCATTGTCCAAGTATTAAATGGATACGGCAAATCATTCCGACTCTTCACTCTATTGGGATTGACCATTAGCAATCCTTCCCTAAGAAATGTCACAGTTGTGTCAATATGGACATAGGTGTATATATCTTTAACTACACGAACTGTTGCGCGAGTGCCCAGCATATCTTGCAGAAGAGTTGCACCCTGCCTATTACCACTATTAGATATCAAATACAATATCTCATCATTGGCACGAATGCAATTTGCAGCATCAAACGCGGGTGTTAACTCGGTCAGTGCCAATACAGAGGGATCACCAACACAGTCTTCATTGTAAAGTCCATCATGATATGAGCAAGGTACTTCACAAACTGAGTCAATGTGATGTCCAAAAGATCTCCAATTACCAGATCTAGATCTAAGTGGTTGTGGAGTTGCTAGAGCAAAGTCACCATGAACAAAAACACTATCTCTAGGGCAGTAATTATAATAAGTTGTAACTTCTCTTTTTGGTCTCAAAACCTCAACATTTTCTTCCCTCAAAAAATCACAAAAGGTTTCCAAATCCTCATTTGCTTCATCAATAACTTTTTGTGGGTATGGTCCAACTTTTACAGAAGATACATCTTGGTCACCAGCATAATTTATAGTCCTGAGACTTTTATCCATCTCAGGAATAACCGCATGATCAGCAACGCCAACTATTACTTTTTTTAACTTATCCCATTCATTAGTAGAATTCATATCAACCGCTCGTGCTAATTATCATTTTGTTATCGTTTGGTTTACCATAGGTAAAAAATTCATCCAACGTAAATGTCAAATGTTTTTTCATCCACCAATAGTAATAAGCATACTTAGATTTTTGATGGTGTGGTCTAGAGATATTAATACCGTACTCGGTGCTTGGAGAATCAACGTTTGTAGTAATTAAAGGTATACAATAAGTTCTACCAGTATGTGCAATAAAGTAATCTACTGTTGTGCCGTAGTTTTTAAATTTTTTAGAACCTAAAACTTTATCAAAACAATACTTATCGCCTGAGGTATGAAGTTCTAATATCTTCTCAGCATAGTCTCTAGTCAACAAAACTGGACCAAAGTAAGTATGCCTAAGTTTAGGATGCAAAAAGAATGCCAAGAACTCATCAGATTCATATCCTAGTTGAATACAGTCCCAATCGTAGGGAACACGATTCATTAAATATTCCCAATCAAAATTCCAATATTGAAATAAGGTCAAATCATAATCATCTTCCATCAATAAAAGATATTCTTCAGATGTATTAGTGACCCATTCTTTAATAATTTCAAGATGAGTTAAAGAATTGCCTAAAGCATATGATGGAATTTTGGGAACAGGACCATCAACATACTCGGAAGCCCATTCACTCATAGTAGATGCAGAAAACTTGGATGCTGATACTCTTTGAAAGTTTATCTTCATCATATCAAACTGATTCTCCATGTACTCACGGCGATCAGTTCTGCAGTCCAAATTAACATAACGAACTGTTGGAAATCCCTTCAACTTTTTGGTAAAGTTCATTTAAATACAGCAAATAATTGAGCTGTAGGGATATTTTTTATCATACCAATATCATTTGCTTTACCATAAGTAAGTAATTCATCCATAGTATATCTATTATAATGACCAAGAATTTCTAAACTTTCATCAGTTCTCCACCACTGATAATATGCCAACCTACATGCCTTTGCCAATACATATTTTTTAGTTTTCTTTTTAACAAAATCAGTATGAGTTGGGAACAATGGCATACAATATGTTTTACCACAATGCCCAATAAAATAGTCTACTGTTCCAGATTGACCACCAAAATTTTTATCAGCAATCTTGTTTACTAGTCTATACTTATCACCAACACAATGAAGTTTTATTAGTTTTTTAACATATCTTCTATTCAGAACTGCCATTCCAAAATTATGTCCAGGAATGATTGGATGAAGATAGCATGGTATTTGAGTTGTACTTTCAAATCCCATCAAGAAACAATCCCAATCATAAGGAATTTTTTGACGCAACTCATCCCAAGTAAACGGCCAATATTTTATAATCCCAAAGTCAATAGTATCTCTACTAAGAATCAAGGTTTCTTCTTCAGTACTTTCATACCAATGCTTTAAAAATTCCAGTACAGATATAGAATATCCAGCAGTTACTACGGGTAGTTTATAATTTTTAGCATCAATTAATTTACCAACCCACTGCTTTACGTTTTCTTTATTATAGTTGGATGTAATTATTCTCTGGTGTTCTAATCCTAAACTTGTTAGGTTTCTTTTCATATGTTCATTAGTAACTTCAGATTGCTCCGAATTAAAATAATAAACTTTCGGCATCCCCTTTACCGTGTCTTTCAATTCCATGATAATCAATTTCCTCCGTAAGTATATTTATTACCTTCTATAATAATCAAGGTAGGATTCTCCATACTGCTCATATTGTTTACCCGTCAAATCATAAGACCTGAACTTCTGAGGTTTTAATCTCATAGATTCATGCACTTTACCACCAAAACTAAAAAAGTCATCTAAAGTAAATTTACTTTTCTCATGCTGCCACCAATAGTAATACGTATTCCTAGCAATTATATCACCTTCTTGTCTATAGTATCTTTGAATTATACTATTATTTTCAAAACTACCAAAATTAGCATTGATAGTAATTAAAGGTAAACAATATGTTCTTCCACTGTGAACCATAAAATAGTCTACTGTACCAGATCCAGCAACATCCGTTTGTCGATTCCAAGCAATATCTGCAACAGTATGAACCAATTTATACTGTTCTCCAACACAATGCAGATCCAACAACTTTTCAACATATTCTCTTTTTAAAAGAACTGGTCCAAAATCATGAGCAGCCTCGATAGGATGGAGATGAAATAAAAGACCATCTGGATTTTCATATCCCATATGAATACAATCCCAATCATATGGAATACGCTCCATCATATAATTCCAATCAAAATGCCAATATGGAATCAATCCAAGATCATAGTCATCTTCCATAAGAAGGACATATGGTTCAGTAGTTTCGGAATACCATCGTTTTAAAAAATCAAGATGGGTGATTGCATTTGCCGCAATAGGTACAAGCAGTTTGTAATCTTCACCATCTGCAATCAAGTGCTTCCATCTAGCATTTTCGGAAGCAAGGTATTTCGTTCCTGATACTCTATTATACTTAATCCCATACTTTTTAAATTGACCAACCATCCATTCTTTACGATCAACTCTATTATCAAGATTAAAATAATTGACGGTTGGCATACCGTCTAACTTGTTACTCAAATCCATATTAGTCTTGGCCTCCTCTCATCCATGTATACTTTATTTTTAGATGAATCCACATCAAAGTATTGATCCATTTTCCATTCATCATCACCCTTATTATAATTAAATAATTCAAAATTAGAATATAAAGGTGCCTTATCCTCCCACCAATAATCAATACCTTCAGAACACATCTCAGGTAAATACGATGAAGTACTATTTTTTATTAATGAAAACACAGGAAAAGTATAAGTAATTCCCAAGTCATAAAAAAATGTATCTATAGATCCATAAGAATCTATAGGTATAGATTTATCTGGAGTATCATAATAAAGTTTAAACTTCCCATCTATGTAGTGAAAATGTTTTAATCTCTTAGCAAAATATCTAGTGATCATAAAACACTGTTGACCCATATTAGATTTTATCCAAGGATGCATATGCATCTTCAGAGACTCTGAACAATATACAAACAACTGTATACAATCCCAATTATATGGAAGTTGCTGCATTAAAAAAGTCCAGTCAAATTGCCAATTTTTTGCATTCTTAAACGTAACATTTTCATCAGCAACAATACAAATCTCATCATCAGTATTATCATACCAATCAACAATAGCATCAATAATATTAATTGAATACGATAGTTCCAAAGGAGTTTGCATCAAACCACTATCAAGAAGCAAATGTTTCCAATCTTTATATCTTTGCGGACTGTACTTGTCACAATGCTTTCTATGGTTAGTTATTCCCCAAGAAGAAAGTTCTTGCTCTATAGGTGGATTTTCAGAAGATGCCCGATATATTATAGTGGGCATGTCATTCAATTTTGAAGATACACTAAATTCCATATATTTTAACCTATCTTATCGTACTGTGGCAATAACATTTTCATTTTTTTATGAACAGGTTTGCCCCAACTCAAAATATCATCTGCAGTGAAATTAGAACTCTGAGTTTCCCACCACTGTTTTGTACAAGTAGTTGAAAGTATATCATAAATCTTATTATGATATACTGCAATAACTGGATTATAATCTTCAGCATTTGAATTGCTAGATTGATTATTATCCTGTGCTACCGCCAATTTAGGATCTAAAGTCAATAGTGGAATAGTGTAAGATTTAGCAATCTGATAAAGAAGAAAATCATCGCTACTATAGGATTCCCTAGGAACTTCCAAATCATGCAAAGATTGATTTGTCCTAATAGTTCCATCAGGATTAACATGAATTTTAATTAACTTCTCAACAAAGAATCTATTTACCATAAAACATGCTGCAGAAGAACTGTGCCAAGTTCTGGGATGAAGATGCATCATTAATTCCCAATCATGGCAGTAATAAAATTGAACTATGTCCCAATTATATGGAAGTGATTTCATAACATCCTCCCAGTTAAAAGGCCAATGTTCAACAAGATCAAAACATAGATCATCTTGAACAACCATACAATATTCTGACATTCCAGAATTGTACCACTCAATTAATAGATGCCATTCATTCATAAGAATAGATGCATCAGATGGAGCGAGTAACATCTGATCCAACCTCTGTCCCCACTGATCAACTTTTTTTGAATCAAAAGTTGATGCCGACCAACGTGTGTAGTCTGTGATATCCCACTTTTTAAACTGATTCTCTATGTGCTCTTTTCTATCAGTTCTGTGATCCAAATTTAAATAAAATATTGGAGGAAGACCTTTTAACTTATTCATTTAAATATCTCCATATTAGGAAGGTGTGGATAATCCTTATAACTCATCGCAAGAGGGAATGCATCCTTCACTTCTTCAAATACATCAAGTCCCATCTTCGCAGTCTCTGGAGTCATATAATAATGATATCCCATCACACTAATGTCTTGATCACCCCAAGGAACATACTTTTTACGTCCATCATATGCCATCATTCGCAACTGTTCTGCAGCATATTCATCATCGGTCAAAATCATTCCACCTCTACCTAAAGAGAGATGCTTCCGATATTGAAAACTCAAACACAGATAAGTTCCAGAGACATATGAATTTGGTCTCCACAAAACTGCACCATCAATAATATTAGTACCGCCAAGATGATATTGATCATACCACCGAATATTATCAAATCTCCAATCAAGACCAATCTTCTCGCAGGTCATTGGAATAGAGATGTAGGTACGTTCTGGTAATGTTATTCTATCGTATCCTTCATACCTCAAACACAATTCAATTGCATGGGTGCAACAATCAGTAGCAACTCCATACTTTGCACCATAAAATTTCGCTATCGTATCTTCAAAACTCTCGACGGCATGAAAGGGGTCAGATACCTTTTGCGTACAATTCATAATCTCCTCGATAAAGTTTGTCAAACTCTTCTTTGTCAGACTCTATGTAATCTTTATATATTTTAGCACACAATGGTCTATAATTTGGATGGAAGTCTTTAGAATTTCTTAAGTGATCAATCAAAAAGGGTTCATATCTTTCCAAGTCTTCCTTACATAAATTTTTTTTAATAAACAAATTAACTTTTGGAGATAACTTACTATCCAACTTTATCAACTTCAAGTTAGCATTATTATCAGTACACAATTTTAAAAAAGATGTTTGTGGTCCAGTATGCTCATCAAATATATATTTCTTATTCTTTACTTGATCAACAACCCAATCAAAATCAGGTTCAAATCTACAAATAAATTCATTAAGACCAGAGATCCATCTTTGAACTGGATCTCTGGTTATTGCAAAAAATATATGATCCTTAACCAAGAATTTTGCTAGTTCATTAGGAACATATTTACGAGTCATTTTCTCAAGAGAGAAAAACTTTATCTTTGAATATCTTAGTGCAGTTGAAACTGACGTGCTACCACACTTATCAATGTGCATATAGACTAATTTGCTAGTAGGATTCCAATAGCAATTTACAAACCCCTCTTTATGGATGTCATCTTCTTCACATTTATCCCTAAAGTTAAATGTAAAAGAAGAACAATATTCTCCATAGTTGTCAACAAGGTCATCGATTACTGCATCTCTTTTTTCCATGTTGATAAAGTTGATGTAATTTGCATAGTATATCTATCTTCAATTCCAAGATTTGCTGCAAGATGACTAGTATCTCCACGCCACCAAAGGTAATCACCCTTTGACCATTTTACATAAGGTTCTCTATCCAATTCAAAATAATGTCCAGTCTTCCAGTCATCCAGGAATATTAAAATTCTACAGATCATATCAACATTAGATTCACCATAAATCTCTCGGAATCTAGGATAAGTATCTTCATGCTCTGGCATGATTGTTCCAGGAGGCATCTTATAAAGAGACAATGAAGTATCCTGCAAAAAATACCACTTATCTCCAATAGGTATATGCTTGGTCTTAAATTTACTTACAATGTCATGGCACCAATCGGGAACACCACGATACTCTTCCCTAAGAAGACCAGTATAATTGACATAATTATGCCCAATACTTTTCCATCGATTTACTATATCATCACTAGGAAACTGCCTTCGTGCAGGATAATCAATATCAGTGAAATCACCGATCAGATCTGCTCCAACGTTCTTCATGTTAATCAAATTTAAAGGTCCCAAACTTTTCTTTTCTATTTTGTTTTTTATCAGAGTCTCCATCATCAAACTCATACTCTCCCCCATTGTTAAGAACATCTTCTTGAGCAGATTGTTCACAATCGTACAATCTCATTTTAGCACGATCGATCCCAACAATAAAGCGTTTGTTGACTGTGGGATCATTGTACCTATTCTTCAGTTGCTTCACCATAATTTGTCCAAGCCCTTCGAGCTCATCTGTAGAAATAAGGGCAAACATAAGATCAGCAGTAGCAGGGAGACCAAAGGACTCAGAAGTGTCAGTAAGGTCAACATCAGAGCTACCATAACCAGAACGAGTGGTCTGCGTGGCAGAAACGATAGGGACGTTTGCTTCGACAGCCAATCCTCTAAGTTCTTCAGCAATTGATTTGATATATGAATATGAATTGACATTGCTGTTTCCGCGATACCTGCTGGAAGCACATATATTAAGGTAATCAATGAAAATAATATCAGGCTTAAATGATTTCTTAAGTGCAAGTTCTGCAAGCAATGCTTCAAAATGTCCACTATGTGCGCTCGCAGTTGGGTATTCCTTAATTATAAGAGATCCCTGAGTTTTTTTCGCAAGATTCTCAACTTTGTTATCAAACATTGACTTAGGAAGTTCAGAAATCTCTTGAATTGGCACATTAAGAAGATTGGCGTCAATGCGCTCAGCAATCTTTTCTTCTGCCATCTCCATAGTAATGTACAATACATTTTTACCAGCAAGAAGACAAGAACTAGCCATATGACACATGAACAAAGACTTGCCAACACCAGTTCCAGCTAGAGCTATATTAAGACTTTTACTAACAAGACCACCTTTAGTAATCTTATTAAAGTATTCTAAGTCAAAAGGTATTCTATCGTGCTTCTGATGATAAAAATCAAATCGTTCATCAGCATTTTCAAAATAATCATGACCAATATTATTGTCAAATGAAACTGCCAATGCTTGACTAAGTATATTAGGAATTGCATCCCTACTTTTCATCTCATCATTTCCATCAGCAATACTAATAGAATCCATCAATGCCAAATAAATTGCCCTATCCCTACACCATTTTTCTGTAGTATCAAGCAACCACTGCTGATCAACAGGACTTTCCTCCAAGTTGGTAATCAACATTTGAAGTTGTTTTAAAGTCTCATCATTTAAATCTCTACGATTAGATACTTCAATCAACAATGCTTCTACGGTAATTTGAGAATTATACTGCCCAATAAAAGACGTGATTTCTTCATATGTAATTTTTTGAGTGGGTTCCTGAAAGTATTCTTCCTTAATAAAAGGAATTACTTTTCTAGAGAACTCTTCGTTGAACAGAAGATTTTTTAAAATTGTGGTCTCAATGGTGTCCATAATGTGTGTTGGTTAATCTTCTCAGGTTCCGTAACTAAATTCTTCACGAGCAATCTCGTCAAGTTTCTCCATAACTTCAGAGGTAAAGTAAACCTCTGGATCTTTAAGAATCGCCTTAGCGTATACCTTTTTAGTTTCTCCCCCAACAGTCATCTCATATCGACCAGCAACGTTCTTCCAAAGTCCGCCAATCTCACCGAGTTCAAGAAGACCATAATATCGATCAAGACCACGCTCATCATAATATAGACGTATTTCAACTGTCTTATTCTCCTTACTTAAACGTGATTTAGCAGTCTTTGCTTTGATAATATTTCCAATGACTTCTGTCCCATCCTTCTCCTTTTTCTTACTAAGATAGATGATAGTAGAAGCAGCATATTTAAGACCAGAACCCCCACCCATCTCTTTAGTAGGAACGTAAGAACCAATAACATCATAAGTATGGTTAGTGACAATCATAGGAATGTTTGCTTGACCAAGTTTTAAAGTCAGCATCCTAAATGCACCTTTAATAAGTTGCGATTTAGTCATGTCCCGAACTTGCTTTTCATTAAGAGCATCAGTAATCTCTTTCTCAGTGGATAGCATTCCCAAAGAGTCTAACACAAACATACATGGTTTACGGTCCCCCTCAGGCGTTTTGAGGTACATGTCTACTGCCTTGAGTGCCTTGCTACGGAACTCTTCGACCGTAACCACATTCACTACAACAAGACGACTCAGATCGATCCCACGACTTGCGAGTAGAGACTTATTAACAGCGGCTTCAGTGTCAAAATATAGACAATACCCATCAGGATTAGAATCCAAGAAGTTCTTGACAACGGCGAGACTGAAAAAAGTTTTTCCAGTACTAGACTCCCCAGCAATGGCAGTAATCTTATTCCCAGATACACCACCAAATATACTACCTGATACAACTCCGTTAAAGATGTACGAACCTGTGTCCACGTAAGTTTCGGTTTCGTCGATGTCCGCTGCCAGTTTGGTAAAGTCATCTCCAATCTCTTTTACAATCTCTTTTAAAAAATCCATAAGTCATTCAAAAATATAATGTGGGTTTTGATATTTAAACATCTCTACTTGATCTTCAGTTTTAAAAAACTTAAATAATTTTGAGTTTGGAAACCCTTCAATATAGTAATTTATTTTAATCATCAAGCAACCATCCCGTATTTTTCACGAAGAATTCTTTTATAAGAACCGTCAGGATTTTCCTCACGAATCTCTTTTACAGTTTTCAATTTTTGATAGAGAGAAGTATCTCCACCAAGACGAAGAGCACTGACAATAGTGTCAAGTTCTTTGTCGGTAATAGGAAGGTCCATCAGGAAAAAAATAGTTCTAGGTTTACAGTTTTCTCAACACTCCAACCAATAGCGTTGAGAATAGTTTTAAGAGGTTCGACAAAACTCTTTTCAAATTGTAGGTTGTAGTCAAGGTACTTGTCAAGTTCAAGTTCTCTTGGAAATTCTTGAATGAAGGATATTACATTTTCATGTAAAGGGTTTGGTTCCTTCAAATAACAGAACTTGATCTTCTCCCCATTTTGAATGAGTGAGTATTTATTAATCAATTTCTTCTCCTTTATTTGATGATTATACAATAAAGCACCACGAACATGAATAGGTGTTCCCTTACTATAAATTCTTGTGCTATCAGCATACTTACGAACATTAGAAACAGATCTTGGAAAAGATATTTGTTCTGGTGGAAGTTTCTTAAAATCTTCTCTACACTTATCAATAAAGTTAATTACATCTTCTTCTGTACCATTCATCATCAATTTAAGACCATCCTTAATCATAGTTCGACAAGGTGCGGGTGTTGAAGATTTAACTGCTTCAATACCCATCATCTTCAATTTAGGTTCTTCATATCGAACACCTTCACTATCCCATACGTTAAGAATATATCGCTTCTTCGCAGTCCAGATACCACGTTCAGCAATATTCTCGCGCTTCATTTGCATCTTTTGATCGTATGCAGATACGTAATCAGCAAGTTCTTGATATGAAGTGTCGATAAAAGGTTCGAGTTTATCTTCACAAATCGAATTTAGAATATTTACAATGGCACTCTTATCTGCAGACTTAGCAACAAAAAATTTATCCACAAGAGGACCCATATTCAAATAGATAGAATCAGTATCAGATGCAATAACATAGTCTACTCCATCAGTTGATAGTAGTTTATTCAAATATCCATTTACTTTATTTTCAATCCAGCGAATTGATACCTGACCAGATAAAGTAATTGCTTCTGCATTAGCAAGTTTATAATATCTAAAGTACTGATTTCCAATAGCACCATAAGCACTATTGAGTTGAATCTTACGTGCCATTTGAATATTATTACATCTAGCAATTTCCTTCTCCAGTACTTTTGTTGGAGTTTTTTCATACTGCTGCTTAGCAGCAATCATCTTCTTCTTAAATACAGTTCTATCTTTGTAAATCTTATCCATCAGTTCAGGAAGAAATCCTCTAACATCTTTCCTATACATTGACCCATTTGCACACACAGCAAAATCTTCATATCCAGAGAAGTCAATATCTTTGTTCAATATCTTATCTACCGTAGCTGAAGAATGTCTAGTATCTTGTAAGGTCTCTGGGGAGATGTTGTACTGCATAATGAGATGAGGGTACAGACTGTTAAGGTCAAAAGAGACAACCCAATCATACTTTCCAGGAATCGGTTCTTTGACATATGCCCCCGCATACTTTTCATTTTTGTCAGATTTAATCTTGGGAGGAATAACTATTCCTTTATCCTTAAGATAATTATAAATTATTGTGTCCCACATACGCACTTGGTAAAACACATCTTCATAATTGACCTTAGCGTCATACGCAAGAGTCAATGCAAGTTCAATCAACTTCATCTTGTCTTCCATTCGGTCAACAAGTTCCACGTCAATGATGTTGTATTCTACAAACTTCTGCCACCCATTAGTATAGAAGTCTTTGAACGTATCAAACTCAGAGTGATCAAGTTTTTTCTGCCCAAGTTCCACACTCGCAATGTAATCCAATCGATAGGACTCTTGCGCTTTGTACGTAAACTTCTTATAAAGATCAAGGTAATCTAGTTGAGATATCCCACCAATATCATATGATATATGCTTTCTTCCAGCAATATAAGTTTCATCCTCACTAACTAGACCCCAAGGAGAAAGTCTTTTCATCAACTTCTCACCAAGAATCCTATCAATACGTCGCACTAGATACGGAATATCATATAATTTACTATTCCACCCAGTAACAACTTCAGGAGTATTTTCAATCCACCATGCAATAAAATCATTCAGTAGATCATATTCATTGTTAAATTGCTTATAGTAATGATTACCTTGCTTTAGTTTGAATGGTCCCTTACCCCAAGTAATAATTTCTTTTGTTGTATAATCTTGAAGAGTAATTAGAAGAACTTCTTCTGCAGCAGATTCTACATCAGGGAATCCATTTTCAGACGCAACCTCAATATCAATTGTTGTAAGTTTAATTTTACTAATATCAAACTTAATTTCATCTTCTCTATAATTGTCGGAGATATATTGATATACATATCTCTCATTACCATAGATATTAAAATTCTCTACACCATCATACTTCTTGATAAATTCTCTACAATCACGAACACCACCAGGTTTAATTGGTTCAACGTATTCTCCAGTCAACGTCCGATAATATGTCTTCTTTTTAGAAGGAACAAAAAGAGTCGGAGAATATTTCTCTCGGATCATGAAGTTCTTACCATCTTCATATCCTCGGACGAGAAATTGATCCCCGATCATCTGGACGTTTGTGTAGAATCTCACTTAGTCAAAGTGCTGTATAGTTCTTTGATTTTAGCAGTTGGTTCAGCGATGGTCAAGATTTTATCAGAATGAATCTTGAATTTGTTGTCTGAGGTAAGATCACCCAACCAAGGTTGAAGAGTTCCGTCAGGCATGATATTAAATGGGCTTACCAAAATGCAATCGGGTTCGCCAATATCAGCAGATGGTGCTTCTTCTAATACAGCGATCAGAGTTCCACCAGTTTGAAAAATAATGATTTTAGGTTCCATATCAGCAATCCTCACATCCATCGGTAACAATAATTGATTGACTTTGATCTTCGAGTTCTTGACCCATAATATCTACGAGATACATGTTATTAAGTTCTTCTACTGGATCCACAAAGGTTACCAACCAGTCTAGAGGAACTGGAAATTTATATCCTTTGCCAAGAGCAATCCAAGGACTAAGACTAATGTCAAAAGAAGTCCTTCCAGTTTCTTTATTTTTTTCTGGTTTGCCCGTATTAACAATACATGGTTTATTGAAGAAATAACCAACAACCTTATCATCCAAGGTCATCTCTTCAACGTCAGTAATGATTTGTTCTCCCGTCTTCACAACGGCTAATTTAACAGTCATAATAAGATGCTTTACTACCTACTTTAACACAAAAAATAAAAATGGGCAAGGGTTGATTCTGACCAACCCCGCCCGTGCGGTGACGATATTTGGGTATGCCCCACCAGTATTTATAATCTAAACTTAATTGTTTTTACTTAAAGATAGTCTTTACGAACATGATGTTCTGGAACTATTTTACCAAGTTCAATACTCAATAACCCATCCTCAAAAGTAACTGATCTAATTTCCGTATCATCACTGAGCGTCCATGATCTGGTGAAAGATCGTTGAGCCATTCCTCTATGGACGTAGTTGGTATCTCCTGCAGTTTCTTTTTGTCCTTCAACAAAAAGTTTTCCGTATTCTTTGTAAACATTAACTTCTTCTTTTTTAAATCCAGCAAGCGCAATTTCTAAACGTGATTCTACATTGCTAACCTGAATCAAGTTATATGGTGGATAATTGGTAGATGTTTCATGAACGTTAAAAAGACGATCAAAATACTCATCCATTCCAATGCTGTTGCGATTGATTCTATCCAAAAGTTGTGGAAGATCTGCAGCAGAATATCTCATGAGATTACCCATGGTTTTAGCTCCTTTAATAAGCGAGTTTGTATTGTGTGGACCCCGAAGGCATCCTTTACTATTTATATTAAAAGATAAAACCAATTAGCAGTAATTACCGAACAATTCTACAGAACTAACCGTTCTCAAAATTGTAATCAGCAATCATAGCAAATAATTGTGTTTTAAGTTTATCAAGATATACTTGCTCTTCAACTGGTCTTGCAGGAGAACCTGGCCACATTTTTATTGAATAGCAGACATGATCATACATTATACGAACATCTTCTATTTTCAAAAACAGTTGATAATCGTACTCGTCGTACTCAGATTCTCTTTCATCCACTATTCTGTTTGCTCTACTTTCTTTTTGGATCCAATATTATATTTTTGCTCTAAGACCCACTCAGTCTTATCCTTGTAAGATAAAACTTTAATTTGATTTAAAGGAGCAATATCTAAAATAGATTCGTCATTAACAATACTAATTAAACCCCAGTCAGACAATAGTCTAGTAATTCTATTTCTTCTTTGCACATCATTAATGGTAAGATTAGCGTGCTTACCATCCAGAGCAAAGAGTTCTTTAAAATGTGTAATATAATATCTACCCTGCTTATGTAGAATATGGCAAGATTGATAGAGTTTCTTTTCCTTTCTAGAGGCAACACCAATGCGAGTTAGAGTCTCACGAACCTTCAAAAAATCATCTGGTTCATTGAGCATAACTTCTACCATCATCTCGGGTTTCCAGTTTACCTGGGGTTCAATAGTGTTTGTCATGTTCCACCAATGTCAAGTCTTTGTTTAATGTAATCGAGTTGTTCCTTCGACAAAATTCTCAAAGCTTGACTTGCTTTCTCATTACTATAACCATAGTATTGTTTTACAAGATCAAGATTATCAATTTTATCTTTTCGGAGCCAGGGAGAGAATCTCTTACGCTTCCTCAGAGTATTTATAAAGAACGCATATTGCATGTCTTTATCCAAATGAGAGTTTTTATTCATCTCATTTGCAAAAAGAACTCCATCAAGATGACCAGACAAACATTTATTTACAATAAATGGAGGGTACGAAGAGATGTTTTCAGACAAATCTTCTTTTGTAAAATTGATTGAATTTAACCAGTCCTTTAATTCCATAATCACTCTTAGCGAAAGTTGCAAAATTCATAATCATTTTTTCGGTAAACAGGCATCTGTTCACCATAAGTTAAACTATCAATTACAATATCACCTGCAATACTAATTCTATATTCATCAGTTGTATGGTGGGGATAAACCACATGTTTTAAATCTCCTGGAAATAAAAGTATAGTTCCTTCATCCTTTTTACCCAATCTAAATGGTTGTTCTTGAATTCTCCCAATAGAATCTATATAATTAATAGCAACATTACCTGCTTGTGGATACAATTCTATTGCATCTCCAGATTCCTCTTCTTCATGCTCGAATGGAATATTCATCCAGATAATAAATGTCCAAATAGATTGATGACTATGAAGTGGTTGATATTCTCCCTTACCAGAAATTCTACACCAAATTCGATTCATAATTGGGACTGGATGATGACTATTTCTGGCAGTCATCGGGTATCCCCAAAAATCTACATAATACTTAATTGCTGGTGATAGTATTTCTGTTTGAAAAACTTTGCTACTATCATCAAGTGCCCACTCTTGATATGGAGTTCTTTCAATAACTTTATTATTATTATCAAACACCCATGCACCATTAGTAGTGGGTTTTTTAATGTAAGACCATAAAAGATTCATATGATCCTGGTTTAATTTCCATTTAAGGATTCCAGGATTTATA